CTTGAAGGAGCTTAACTAAATTGTTTTGTCCTGCTTGATAACCAGAACCAGGTTTGCGTAAAAAGTCGTCTTTTGTTTCTGTTGTAAATTTAGGATCAGCAGGTCCTGCTGCCTCAATGATATCTTCGTTAAGGGCTGATATTTCTGTTTGAGACACACCATACAGAGCTAATTTAGAACTGAAGCCAGGCTCTTGAGCTGCTGAAACTATAAAATCTTTTCTTTTTTGACTACCTCTTGGATACTCTTGATCAAAAGCTATTTGCATATTCTCACGTGAATAACCAGCTAAACCAGGCTTTATAGCAAGACCATAAGGATTAGTAACAGTTTCAAATCTACCTGCAGGATCAGCCAATCCTGAACGTTCTAATTCGCCTCTTGAATACAAACCAAAACCAGCAAAACCTTCTGATAACCCTGCTTTAGCAGCATCTAAGAAAGGAGCTAATAATTGATTATAACCTTGTTTGTAATATTCAGGAACAGTGCTGAATGCTTGTGTAATGCCTGCACCTAGAAATGGATAGTCTCCTTCGGGATCAAGAAAACCTTGTTGTCTGATATCTTTAGCTTTGGTGTAGCCACCAATAATATCCAGCCCTAATATATTACCGCCCGTGACTTGACCTGCCCCTATAGGCAAACCGTAGTTTGTTACTTGCCTACCCCTTCGAGCACCTTGAACGAACATTTTTCTATTAAGTACATTTGACATTCATTATCCTATGAGAAACTAAAACCTGAATCACCTAATAAAGAACTGATACCCGCTAAACCAACACCGGCACCTAATAATTGACTGAATGGTGATGGAGAAGGTTGAGTAACAAAAGTTTGTTGACCTGAAGGAACACCTCTTAAAATATCAGAAGCGAATTGTATTCGACCAAAAGGTTCTCTTTGTGCTTCTAATACGTTTTGACGTGCCACATCTCTTTGCATCTGATCTTGTTGTTGTTGTAAACCACCAAGACCAAGTAATTGACCAATATCTCTAAAGCCTGCTTGTTGAGCCATGGAACCAAGTCCAGCTGTTTGTTCAGCGATGCCTTGCTGTGCAATACCCCCAGCTAATGTTTGTTGTCCTAATTGTCCAAGCGTTGCAGCTGATCGTAGTTGCTGCTGCTGTGCTTGTAAGAAATTTCTTTGTAAGTCTTCTGCAATTCGTCTTGATTTAATATCTTGTAAGTTTCTAGCTAACTCAGCTCTTTGCACACCTTCACGACCACCACCAAAAGCACCTGATGCAACAGCTTGAGCTGCTGCTTGATTCTGTGCCATCGCACCTTGACGATCAATCTCAGCTAAGACATTCTGTGTAACCTGTTGTTGATAAGGGTCCATAAACTGCTGAACATTAGAAGGACCAACCATGCCGACGCCTTGACCAATGGTTCCAATACCAGCACCTAAAGTTGTACCCGCAGCTCCTAATTGTTGAGAAGCAGCACCGAGATATGGTTGATAAGCACCAATACCAGAAGAAACGTTTCCGGCTAAAGCATCAGTGTTAGCAGCTGTAAAAGCTGCGTTTTGAAAAGGTTGAAAACCTGCAACAGAAGCAGCAGGAATTGTTTGAGCCGTATTTGCAACACCGCTAGGACCAAACACAGATTCTAAAAGTTGTTCTGTCCTTTTTTCTATAAATTCCGGTTGTCTGATAATTTGTTGTTGAACTGCCATTATGCCATACCTACCATATTACCTAATATACCTTTTTTCTGTGCGTCTTGTAAGCCATAAAAGAAAGAGCCACCTAAATCTTTTGCATCCGATAAGTTACGAGCTCCCATGCCATAGCCTATATCAGCAACTGTATCTGCATTAACGACAAACTCACCATCAGCTAACTTTGCGTAAACAGTGTCCTTGTTCGGTGATCCACGGTCATCGGATATTGGACCTTCTCTCTCTAAAAATAAATCTCTTCTTGGACTGTTCTGTTCAAACGAAGCAATACTTCCTTCTTTTGCTCCAAGTATTTCTCTACCTTCCATATCAAACCTTGGCTTATATTGCTCTTCATTCATTTTTCTATCCATCATTGACTCATAAAATTCTCTCATCATCTTATTTAAGAGATAATCGTCCATCATGTCTCTTTGTTCATCAGTCAATTTTTGTTTAGCTTGTTCACCTTGTTTAGCACGCATGATACCACCGTCCTTAACATTATATGTATATAGTCCACCCTGACCAGCAACAGGTTGCATAATACCAGCCATGCTTGTTGGCAATGATCCTTGACTGCCTGGCTCAGGTCCTCTAGGTAATTCATCTAATTCACCCTCATCAAAGAAACCAGATGTTTGAGCAAGAGTCAAACCACCTAAAATTAACTCGGGGTTAGCTTTTGCAAACTCAAAAAACTTAGCCATGATACCAGGATCTTTTGCAATTGTTTTACCACCTAAAACATTTTCTTTTGCTTTTTGTAATAAAACAGATTCTGAATCACCTGTTCCTAAAGCTTTTAATGCATCAAATTCTTTTAAAGTAGCTCCACTGATGTTTTGACCACCGCTCATCACAGTGCCATATCCTGCTTCACCACTAGTGTAAACAGGAGTGCCACCAATCGTTCTTGCAGCTTCTATTGTTTCAGTTGGTAGATACTTACCACCAAAACCTAAATTGGTCATACCTGGTGAGAAAGAACGTTCACCAAATGCTTTTAATATTCCGGTGTCTCCACCAACAACTCCAGGTATTTTACCCTGACTAAAAAACTGTCCGATAGGTCCTGACCCGCCGGATAAAAACTTTTGACCACCGTAACCTAGAGCTCCGGCAATCATTGCGTTTTGTAAAGCTTCTTGACCCTCATCACCTCTAACTAAAGAACCTATTCCAGAACCAATAGCAGCTCCTGCTGGTCCAGCTACCGCATAACCTATGGTTCCGGCAACTGCAGGTAAAACGTCTTTAATTCCTTCAATAAAGTTCTTTAACATCTTTACTCCGGTAGTGTATGTGCTCCAGCAAATACATTAGGAGCTGTTACGTGAACATCTCTTCTGATATCTGCTTCAGTTGTTTCAGTTTCAGGATTGTCAATATCAGCCTGACACTCCTCATGTGAGTTGTACTCGGTGCCCGTTCTAGTGTTCGTAATTGTAGTTTCTACTTTAGCACTATAAACTGGGACTTTCTTCCCGTCGATTAAGTCATATCTCAAGATAACGGGTTCATCTACAATTTTCGCCATACTATAGTTTTATAGACGAAAACCTAATAAATCAACACTTTATACTTTTAGAACTAAGTTTCCTGATATAGTAATTCTCTCTTCATCAGAACTATAAAAAGGATAAACTAGATGACTAAGTTTTGACGGAAATAAAGCTATTCTGCCCTCCCAAGTTTTATCTACGGGTAAATCATCTGTTCCAATTACTCCTGTTTCTTTTGGAAATACAAACGCAAATTGACCTGCCCTTACCTCGCTTTCTTCCATATCAGGAAACTGTTTGATTTCATCCTCTATTAGGTAAGGTATTTTGTGCCATATAACAAAACTATATACTCCTCCATGACTATGAATCGGATTAAACTCATGTTTTTTTTGAAAATTTACCCACAAACTAGTAAGTTCAAATGAAAGATCGTCTCTATCACACATCTCAATAAGATTTTCATAGGTTTCAAACTTTTCTTTATGTTTCTCAATGACTAATCCTAGAAAATTTATTAAATATTTTTTTGCATTAGGAATAAGAAGTTCTTTTTTTATGTTTCCTGTTAAATGATGATTATGTTTTTTTAATGATGTTTTATTTATTTCTTCATCTAATTTAATTAAAATATCTTTTGGTACGTTTGCTAAAATATACACTATTGTTGTTGTTTAACTTCTAAAACAGAGATGTCTGAACAGAGATCCGTGGTCGATGCTTCGATCTTCAATGAGTCTCCCGCCTCATAAACAAAGGGTCCGTTAAGCTGTTGTGTAGAACCATGAGCAACATCAATATTATTAATCTCAATATCCGTTGTTCCATTGTTATGAGTTAACTTGGCGTTGACGGTGCCTGAGCCAGCATCATTATGAAGAACAATTGTCTTAACAATGAATGTAGAAACAGGTGTTGGGGGTGTCGCTGCTACGTTTGCAGTTGGCACTGTAAAGATAGTGATAACATCGGTGTTAGCTGCCTTTTGTGTAAATCTTCTAAATACGTCTGCCATTAATTAAAAAACCACGTTCTTCTTGTGGACTCCTCTTGTGTGTCTTGAGTATACTGAGTATTAAGTTGTTGAATCATTTCCTCCAACTGTCTTATTAACTCAGCAGACTGTTGAGCGTCATACTCAGGTCTAGGATCTGGAAATCGTTGTAAAGTTAATTTAGCCATTAGTCATCTAATATATAGAAGTCTGTATTAAAAGAAATAATAGTTTTTCTTTCTTTTGAATTCTTTATTTGAGGAGAACTATGAGGAATAAAACTAGGAAAACTAACTATATCACCCTCTTCAATCTCCACATCCATATTTTTAAACTTTGTTTCAGATCCTTTAGGACATTCAATAAAATAAATATTTGTAAAATGACACCCCTTATGTGTATGCCAAGTATGAAACCCAGAGGTAAGATACTGTTGAAACCAGTATGAACCAATTTCAAATCTTAAACAGTCTAGAGATTTAGTCATTTTCTCTATGTGTCCTCTAACTGTATCAAGAAATAAACTAGAATATTCTCTGTGCATTTGTGGAGGAAGATTCCAATCAGTATGAATAATATTTTGATTCTGATTTATAAAAGGATTATTAGGTATTAAATCAATTTGTTCTAGTAGTTTTTCTTTTATTTGAAAGTGGTTTTCTACTTTTGTTTTGAAAAAATAATTCAATTATCTTCTACCGTCAGGTTGAACATCAAAACGTTGTGTGCCTAGTCTCCAAGCTGTCCCTGTTGTGTTGGAAACAACATTTACAGTGAATTCTCTACCTCTCCCTCTTAGACTGACAAAATCAGTTGTATCAGTAAATGTAGCAGTCTTAATAGTGCTAGTGCTTGTATTAGGATAATATTTAAATTCTAATTTCATATTCAAAGTTCCTGATTGATTTTGAATATCAGGAATTAATTTTTGAACAAAAAGTATATCATTACCTTCACCTATTTCAACTGATCCAGATTTAACAAACGCAGTCATCGCTTCACCGTCTGCATCGTTTCCTGTTTCATGTAAAAATGTTTGTGTGGCTCCGTCTGTTAAACCTAAAATAGTTTCATTGTTCGCTGTTGTGGTTGATAGATACTCAGTTCCAATAGGATTGTCATACACTTCACGGTCAATCCAAGTTGTTCGAGACAGAGTTCCTGTCCACCAAGTTTGCTCTAAATAATTATAAGCAACGATTGCATTTATTTGATCAGAACCTGTTCTTGGATAAAACCACATGATTTCATTAAATTCACCATTATGACCTGCAAAAGCGTTTTCTGCTCCTGTAACATTAATATTATCAAAAACAAACTGTTCTACTGTGCATGGTAATTTTTTGACTGTACCATCAAACAAGAAGAAAGAATCTTGAGACATCCAATAGGCTACACCATTTAAATCTAACCCCGCATGACTACCTATAATTCCACAGTTTTGACCTAACTGACGTAGACCAAAAGTAAAAGGAGGACCAATGAATTGCATAGAGTGTAATGACGTGTCTGTCCAAACAAGTATCTGACCTCTGGAGCGTTCAGCGGCCACGATCCGTGATCCGTCGGCAATGCGCAGCGAACCAGCAGTGTTTTCTGCTGTCGGTTGGTATGTAGTAATATTTTCTTGATCAGAAAATCTAATTAATAAATCATCTTGAGAAGTTGTTGTACCAATCGTATTTTCTGTTCCCATAAAAACTAAATGTCGATCAGGTGTAGAGACTAAACTTAATCTTGATGCAGTAGGAGCTCCTGATATTGCAGTTGCTCTTGTTGCTACACCAGATGATGTATCCCATTGAAAAGCTCCACCATTTAAAACTGTTGCAATTAAATCTTCACCAAAATTATCTAAGGACCATTGTCGAGCTTCTAAAGTAACATTGGAAACAGTCGAAGGACTTCCCCACGCTCCATTACCCCAACCATCTGTACCCCAACCAAAAGCTGATGTGGAGAGTTCAGGACCTATTGATATCTGATACTCTGCGTTACCTGACCCACCTCCACCAGATGTGGAACCAGAAGCTGTGCTAGTATGAGTTACCACATAAGCTGAAGTGTTTACTACAGATGTAATTTCAAATTCTTGATTCATATCAAGACCATCAATAGCTGAAAAAGAATTAAAAGTTACAAAGTCTCCTTTGGTAGCTCCATGATCAGTGTCTGCAACAACTACGGATGTAGTAGCGTTGGTGGTAAAAGGATTAGTTAGAGCCTGTGTTTCTCTAAGAGGAGTAATATCATAGGCTAAGCCCTCTTCTAAAACATATAATTTTCTATCAGTTCCAATAGCGTCGTATCTAGTGCCATCTAAAGCCACCCAAGCGTGCTGATCACGAGCAACACCCACCAAAGTGGTAGATATGAACTTCTCCCATCCTTTGATCTTTTGTGGCAATCCTTGAAAGAAGCGTACATTATCACCGTCTGTCCACTTGCCTTCGCCTGTGTAATCGGTTACTTCTTTATTAATACCCGCTGCGGGTCTAAAATTAACTAATGGCATTGCACCAAAATATTACATTTTTGAGTGTTTTTCTAGATTAATATTAAATGCCATAGACAGTCTGTCTTCTTGAGACATATTTTTTAAAACTTCGTGAAGGATCATACCTGGAAATAAAACAAGCATATTGGATTCAAGTTCTATTTGACTATTGAATTCAACAAATCTCATTATGGGTTTAGGTTCAGGTACACTAGCATAAAAGGCTCCTGACCAATTAGTTGTTAAATGGTTGTGTTCGTAGGTATAATCTCCTAGTTGATGCCTCATTCCCCATACGTTTAAAAAATTGTATTTGTGAGTGTCTTTCGTGTTTCTACCTCTTAATTTAATAATAGCATCAAGAGTCAAAGCTATCTTTTCTAAGACATTTCCACATAAATCAGGGTTCTTTAACTCATCCCAATCTGTCATAATTGCTTGAACATTAGTTTTTTTATTCATAGCGTCTTTCTCTGTTTTTTCTCTTATAACTTTAGTTATTTTTTCTAGTTCGTCTTTTGATAAATAGTCCCTAATAATAAAAGCTGAGATGAGGCTAATGCCACTAAATTCTACAATTTCTAAATTCACTTTATATGTGTCCGTACCAGCCAGTCACAATATATTTTTCTTGTGTTTTACTTACCACTCCTCGATGAGTATGAGTCCAATAAGCAGGCCAAATAACTGTTAGTCCTTTTTGAGGTTTCAATTTTAATCCTTGATAAAAAAATTCTGTGCCTCCTTCATCCGTAACATCATTTAAATAGGTCATAAATACAAGACATCTGTTCATAGAACCACCCTCTTCAAAATGCCATTTTTTATATCCTCCTCCCGGAGGATATTTTTGAATATTAATTTTTTCTTTTATTCCAAATTTATCTAAGTGATCAACGTAAGGATATTTTTTTAAATATAGTTTTAATACTTCATAAAGTTGCATTAAATATTCAGAATAAGGATAAAAATAAGTGTCTGAATGAAAACACATATCAAAACTATCTTTTTCATTTAAATCAACAACAAGTCCCTCACTTTTATAAATATTTCCTCTGTCGGCTTTTGAACTATTCTCTAGATAAGATTGTACGATATCATCACAAATTTTTTCGTCTATAAACCATCCTCCCATGTGGCTTTTATGTGGTAGTTCTAATTCGATCATTTTTTAGGGGCTACTAAGGTTCCTACATGACCTTTAAATGCTCTGTTACCGAAATGTGTTAAGGGCATCGCTAAATCAGCCCAAATTTCTCCACCACATTCCTCAGTCCATAATCTTGAAAAATAATAATCTTCCGACAAATATCTTTTTTGATTTTTAGTTTGATAAGGTCCAACTGCAAATAAATCATAACAATTATCAGATTTATAATATCCACCATTTACAATTTGATCAGAATCATATTTACGCTCTGGAAACTTTTTCATCATCGTGCGAAACACTTCTCTTTTGACGAGCATCATACCTGTAGCTGCTTCATTAACTTTAAAAAATCCATTTTCTCCCTTTAGGTTGTTTGGGTCATCAAAATTAACATTATAACCAAGTGCTTTTGCCTCTATCTCATCAGGCTCTGCATTAGGGTTTTCTTCTAATATTTTTTTTACTTTTTCTAAATACAAATGTTTTCGAGGATAAATACCACAAACAACATCTTTATCAGCACATAAAAGTCTTTCAATATTTTGCCACTGAAAACCAATATCAGCATCAATAAAAAGCAAGTGTGTGGCTACGTAATCTGTTTGATCCATCATCATGGAGACAATAGTATTACGAGCTCTAGTAATGAGACTTTCATTACCCATTGACTGAAATCTTAATCCAACTTTTTTTGCCATGCTCCATTGCTGTAATTCTAATAGTCCATGAACTGTTGCTTCTGAAACCATACCACCATACATAGGCATTCCTAAAAATATTTTAAAGTTTTTGTCTTTTAGTTCTTCTGGCTTAATCATTTTTGTATCCTCTCAGTGCTCTTTCCAAATTAATGTTAAACGATATAATTGTTTTTCTCTTATCCGATAAGTTTTTAGGTGCTCGATGAATAACAAAAGAGGGAAACAATATTATATCGCCTTCTTTTACATCAAAATTATCAACTCTATCTGTATTCATGGGATAACAGTATTCAGTTGTAGGAGTTCCTTCTGGTAATTCTAAATAATATACTCCAGTATAATTATCTCCATGAGTATGCCAACCGTGAGTTCCGTTACTTAAATATTGTTGAAACCATAAAAATAATATGGTGTGACTTTCAAAACCTATTTGGTTTATCATTTTTTCAATATTTTTGTGCAATAAAGGTAAAAACTTTTTCACCCATTTTCTATTCCAGTCTTCTTTTGTGTTCCAATCTAATCGAGATATATTATCTCGATAGTAATCATCTTTTGCAATTAAAGATTCTGATTTTGAATCATTAATTAAACTTAGTAAGTTCTGTTTAATAGAACTATGACCATCAAAATTATTAACAATATATGGAACTTCTAAAGATTTTTTTAACACTTTTATTTCTCTTGTTCTAAGAATATACTAAAATATTGTCATTATTCAAGAATGAACGAAACCAATCCTTTAGCTCAACTTAATTATATAAAGTCTAATTTTCCTAATGTTTTTGTTCATTATGGTAAATTTAAAAGTATTAGGTTAGATAAAAAATCTTCTGCTTACTTGACTCAAGGTAACATAGAGGTTTTTTGTAGACAAAAAAATAGATCGTGGAAACAATATTTCGTTTCTATACAAAATACCGCAGAACTAAAAAATGAAACTCCCTATAAAATGTATGTGAAGCTAAATGATTCTGTGCTAACAGATAACAATTTGACAGATTGTATTATTTATATAAAATTGGGAGAAGAAAAGAATGTTAACTGAATATAGCTATTGGCTTTGGGAGAAAGTATTGAGTGATGAATGGTGCGATCAAGTTATCAAACATATTGATAGTCAAGATCTACATGAAGGAGGAGTAGGTCAAACAAACGAAAAACCAGATGAAAAGATTAGAAAATCCTTTGTTACTTTTACAGATGATAAAAATATTATGTCGGTTGCAAAAGATTTTATTTTTAAAGCAAACAAAAATGCTAAGTGGAACTTTGATATAGATGCCTTTGAACATGTGCAATTATCAAAATATGGAGAAAGTAATCATTATTCTTGGCATCGAGATAATTTTTTAAAGCCTGATGAAAACACAGAATTAGGATATGATTTATTTAGAAAAGTAAGAAAACTTTCTCTTGTTATTAATTTATCTGATGAAAACTCATATGAGGGAGGAGATTTTCTTTTCGATTTTAGAGATAATAACGATGGTAGCCCTAATACTTTAAAACTAGAAAATTTTAAGAAAAAAGGATCTGTACTTGTTTTTCCTTCTTTTATTTATCACACTGTGCAACCTGTTACAAAAGGCGTTAGGTATAGTATGGTCAACTGGTCAAGAGGATGGCCTTGGAAATAAATGAATAAAGTAAAATATAAACATATTAAAAATGCTATGAGCGAAGACACACGCAACTTATTTACTGGTTGGATGAAACATAAATCTATTGAAAACAATTTAACTGGTGATTCTCAAATACCTGAGTCCTATTCCCTTCATTCTAAAGATGATCACCTTATGAGAGCTATTCTTTATCATTTAAAAGAAAGAATAGAATATGAAACTTGTCTTAACTTACAGCCCACTTATGCTTATTCTCGATTTTATTTTTTTGGAGCAGATTTAAAAAGACATCGTGATAGACCCTCATGTGAGATAAGCTGCACTCTTACCGTAAATTATGACTATATAGATAAAAGCTATGAATGGCCTATTTACATGGGCGAAACACCTATTATTATCCCAAAAGGAGATGCTGTTATTTATAAAGGCATGGAAATAGATCATTGGAGAACAACCTTTATTCAACCTAATCCAAGTTATCATCATCAAATTTTTTTACACTATGTCAATGCTGACGGTCATTTCACAGATTTTAAAGAAGAAATTTAATTGATTAAAATAAATGAAAATTTTTTAGGAACCTCTTATCTATTCGATAAAGTACAATACTTTCCTAAGTTTTGTAGTTTTGAAAATTATTTAGATTTTAATACTTTTGCTTTTTTATCCGATAAGTTAGAAACATCTGCACGCATCAAAACACAAGGTAAATTAAAAATAGAATGTTTTGAAAAAACATCTTTAGGAAAAAAAATTATTAAAGAATTAAATAATTGTTTTAATTTACATAACAAAGAAGTTGATATTCATCTTTACGCATCGATGATTAAAAAGGGATTGACTTGTAATCATATCGATCAAGAAGATGTATTGTTGATAGGAGCGTTTGGTAAAGTTGTTTACAATATTTACACACCAGAGTTAGGTAAGTTTGATTCTATTACTCTTGAACATGGAGATTTATTGGTGATTCCAAAAAATGTGGAACACTCAGCCACTCCTCTTTCCCCTAGAATTGTAATAAGCTTAGGTATTTATTAAGCGGGATCTAACTCGTGAGTTGCCCTACTATATCTTTGCCAACCTAATGTTTTAGGATCGTTTGTATCTGATTGATATAGTTCTTCGTTCCATCTCCAATAATGAGTATATGTTGGTTCTGGCTTTGTAATGGGAGCCACATAAACTAATTTTTCTGTATCTAAAACCCAACTTTCCGTATGTTTGGGAGGAATAAAACCATCATACTCTGAGTTATAAGTATAGCCTATTGCAGCATAATTATAACGAAGAGGAGTTCCATCGTCATCTCTTCCACCCTCGTAGGTATTAATGGAAGTTTGTTTCCAAACAGTATCTGCTCCGTGAATTTGTTTTAATAAAGCAACGCCTAAACTTTCTTGCTCTACACCCTCAGAGTCTGTCATTGCCTCATTTGCAACAACCTCAACTCTAAGAACAATATTATTTTCATCTAATTGTGCGAAATGTGCCATGGTTATGAATTAGTTGTAAAACTTCCCCCGCCAGTGTATTTCAAAATTGTCTGATCTCCACTTGTATTCTGCGTTGGGCTACCTGTTGTGCTTGAAAGGCTAGCAGTAGGTAATGAAATTTCAACTACACCACTTCCGCCTGGAGTTGCTGCTCTATTAGGTCCTGTACCATTTCTGCCACCGCCACCTCCACCAGTGTTGGTTGCGCCTGCGTTTCCATTATAACTTGGACCAATTCCATCCCCGCCACCTCCAGTGCCTCCTAATCCAGCAGGGTTAGCACGGTTTCCACCGCCACCTCCACCAGCATAAGAAGTTCCTGTTATTGGGCTTGCCGCTCCATTACCTCCGTTAGAAATAGTGCCAGCGTTAGATTTTCCACCTCCACCACCACCATCTCCGTTAGACGGAGAACCAGGATTTCCTTGACCAGGTGTTCCATTTCCCGCACTGGTACTTGCTCTTGCTCCACCGCCAGAACCTCCAGGATCTGCGTTGGCTTGAGTATTCATAGAGCCTCCTGCTCCACCACCACCTGTAGCTGATGCGAAAGAAGAAAAAGTAGATCCACTACCTGCGCTACCTTTATTACCACCACTGGTAGGAGAACCCGAACCGCCACCACCAATAGTAATATTATAGGTTGTACCAAAATCTAAATCTTGAGTGCCTGTGAGCATACCACCTGCTCCACCACCACCACCGTCATCATTACCTCCACCGCCACCTCCTGCTACAACAACATAAGAAGAAGCGATAACTGATGATTTGCCTTGAAGATCAGCCATGGATATTTCACCAGTGGGAACGCCTGCTAGACCTCTAACGTCTGCGTTGTTCATATTGATTTGAGCGGAAGGAGAGTTCCCTAATTCTGCGTTGACATCAGAAAGACCAATTTGACCAGAAGGTGTTGGCATAATTAATTTCCTTTCTTGAGATCGTTAACCTGAGTTTGTAAGTCCTTTACACATTCGATTAAAAGAGCACATAGACGATCGTATTTCACGGCTTTAACTCCGTTAGGTCTTGTGCCTACGACCTCTGGTAAAACTTTTTCAACATCTTGAGCGATAACACCCACGTCTGTTTTACGAACAAAATAACCATCTTCTCCACCATTGTTTTTGATGTAGTCTTCTTTCCAATCAAAAAGAACACCGTTTAATTGTTGTACTTTATCCATTGGAGATTCAATGTTGTGAATATTTTCTTTGAGTGCTACGTCTGAAGAATAGAAAGCAGTGATATCATCAGTCGCTCTGATTTGACCATCAGTTGTACCTGCATCAGTGCCTACGCCAAGACCACCGTTTGAAATTTGAACACCGTTGGATGTTGTTTCTATCATTTTTACGTTGTTATGATAAAGCTCTACTTGACCATCGGTTATCGCTTTTATCTTTATTTCACTTGCATCTTGGTTTCTTACTTCAAAATTTGCATTATTTTGAATAAGTAAATTTCCACCACCCTGTTCTTTGATGATAGAATTAGTGCCATCGTGTCCGATGAGCATATCAGTTCCTGCTCCAAAATTAATAAAATCATTATCACCTAAGTTGACGTTAGCAGTGAATGCCTGATCACCTGTAATATCCACTGAACCATCAGCTAAAACTACTCCAGATAATCTTGCGTTATTGAGTGTGCCTGATGCTACATTCGATGCATTTAAGTTAGTTAGATTAGCACCAGAAACTTGTGGAAGTGTTCCAGTTTGAGAACCTAAATCTGTGCTTGAAGAAATCTCTACATTGTAGTTTGATGCGCCATCACAGTAGACAGTTGTCTTTGCACCTTGAGTGATTACAACACCGTTAGCTGTATGACCTGTTGCTGCGATAGTTAAGGTTTGAGAACCTGTTGTGTTATTGAAAAATGTATATTGACTCTCAGTAGCAGGAATAAATACAACGATATCTCCTGTGAGAGCACCTGTTAATTCTATGTTTTTGTTAGAAGATTCAGCGGCTGGATCTGCGTTTGCAGTAGATAATGTGATGTTTGCAGAACCCGCAACTGATTTTGATAAATAACCAGCTCCAAAAGCATCTAAAACATCCAAATTGTTATTAGTATTTGTACCCCAGGTATTGGCGTTAGCGCCAGTAGCCATTTTTTCTAGTTTGAAATTACTTGAGTATGTACTTGCCATGTTTAAACCTCTCTAAAATATATCCTTTTTTGTTATCCAAGCAACACTTTTTATGCTGCATTTACTCCTGTCCAAGTGTTACTTGCAC